ATGGCCGCGTTGCATCCCGTGCTCACGGCGTCAGGCGCGTTGTCGCCGGACGGTCGCGAGGAGACCCGTCGCCTGCTCGGATTGGACGCGATGCCCGTCATGGAGGATGCGGACGGTCGGCTCGCCGCCACGCTGGCCGGCGTGGCCGACCGCATCGCCGTGACGCGCGACCGGTTCCGCCGACGGTCGATCGATTATCTGACCGACCGTCGGCGTTGACGCGGGCCGTGGACGGCCACGCGCATCGACTCCGCCGGGATGACCGGCGAAAAAAGGGAAACAAAACACAACAGCAAAGGAGTAATCATGACAGCATCTGACGTCCCGCAACCCGGCGCACGACCGGCGACGGATGGCGTGCTCGACCTGCGTCCGCCGAAGGAAAGCCTGCGAGCCGAACTGTGCCGATTGGGATTGGAGTTTTCCAGCACTGACGGCACCGCCGAATCGTGGCGCGACTACCAGCGTGGCGTGCTCGCCACGTTCGACGATTCCGGCACATCCGTCAAAGTGACGGATGTTAAGACGAATCTCGGACGCACCCTCACCTTGGACGAGCTTAAGGCCGTGACCCGAATCGACACGATGACCGCCGCAGACTAACCCCCTGCTTTTCACCCATTTTTCAGCCCCTGCAATCCATGCGGATTGTGGGGGTTTCGCATTAAAAAGGAGACTTATTTTGACTCAGATTCCAGCCGACGCGAACACCGTCATCGACCAGCTATCGCAACAGATCGGCACACTCAACAAGCAAGTCGCGATCCTGTCCAGCCAACTCGCGGCGGCCATGAAACTGATCCCGAAGGATGTGCTCGACAGTCTCGACGAGGAGGATCATGCAGAGGATTAATCTTTTCCCCAATCCTGTTTTTGCCGGACCGCTTACCGGCCTCTCCCATTGGGGTGGCGCGAATGGGACGGTCCGTGATAATGCGTTGCACGTCACGGGAGCCAATGGCGGATATGGCTTCAACGTTGCGGTTCCATTCAACGTTCCGCTCGTCTTGTTGATGAGAGTGGATGCCAGCGAAGATAACGTCGCGGGCATGATGATCATTCAGACAACTGATAAGCCCGGAATTAATAATATGTTGGGTTCCCAAAGATTCAAACGGGGGATATCGGATGTCTTGCACAGATTCACGGTCACCTCCCACGGGTTTCGATTCGAGGTAAATCCAAACGGAATCCGTGACGTGGCGGTATCGAATGTGCTCATCGAACGCGCCGACACGTATGACATTGCCGTTGGGGGGGGGCTTCCGGGCTTCTTCACGGGAGACACCATGCCGCTCGCATAGGAGCGTCCGTCGGGCGGGTGATGCCCGATGATGGTCACGAACCTATGCACGTGCCCATCCTCGACCATCGCCCTGAAAGCCGACAAGTGGGTGGATATCACGACCATTCCGAACAAGCCAGGGGTGAAATATTGGGTCAGAGCCTACGTGAACGTCACCGGCGGCACTATCTCGATGAGAGCGTATGGCGACATCATGGCAAGCCAGCATGTCAGCTACGCGTTGACCGCCACCGTTGCCGGTCCGATGTCAATGTATTATTCCGTCAGGTCCGGCAATCCGACCGTCACCGTGACGCATATTCTCATCTGCACGGATGCCGAGTATCAGGCGAACAAGACCCTGCTCGACGGCATCGGATATTTCACCGGGAATACGATGCCGCTCGCCTGACCCTCTTGGGGGTGGCGGCATGAGCTACATCACCAACCTGTACACCGACCCCTCATGCCGCAGGAACTTAAGCACGTGGTCCGCCGGCAGTGGCGTGAATGTCGAGCACATCGACGGGCACTTCCGCTACACGAATACCGGCAACAATAGCTGGTCGATAATCGACTGGGATAGCTGGCGTGAATTGATGAGACTGGGCCGTGTCGTGGTCGTCGCCTACACGGCCACCGACGGGCTGCGCGTGGGTCTGGAGTCCGGCACGCCGCTCGCCTCGGGCACGACCGACTCGGGCTCCACATGGCAGGCGTCGAAGATCAATGTGGACAACAACCGCAGCGTCTACTGCCAAGGCAGTGGCAGCCTCCTGTTGGAGGCCATGGCCGTGTACGAGGGCGACGATTGGCCGACCGTACAACGGCTCCTCCCCCGGTTCCCGTGGTTCGACGGCTCGACCATGCCCTTGAACGCCAACTGATGAAAGGAAAGAAGGCCATGACTTGACCGGAACGATACCCGTATGGGCAACGATCCTGGTCTCCGTGATCACCACGTGCGGCGGCACGGTCGCCGGATGGATACTGCGCCGCATCGACCAATTGGGCAAACCGGACCCGGCCCTGTCGAAAAGGCTCGATCAGGTGGACGCGAGCCTGACCCAGCTCGACCAGCGTCTCGACCCACTGCAGGATGGGGTGAAAACCATGCTCCTGTGCAAATTGGAGCAGATGCAGCGTGAGATGGTCGACGCGGGCGGTATCGCCGACAACGACCTCAAAACCCGCGCCGAAGGCGTCTACGCCACCTACCACGCGCTTGGTGGCAACGGGCACGGCACCCAAGTCAATCAGGACATACAGGACGCGCCGATAGCCCCGAGAAAACCACAGGCTTAGCCCCCGCCGACCCCGACGGGGGCTATTTCATGCCCACCCAACACACAGGAAGGAAAACGAATTTGGGCAAGTTCAAAAACAAAAGCAAGCCGAAACCATGGTATAAGCGGCTGCTCGCCAAAGTCACGGCGCTCGTCGCCGCCGTGTGCATGCTGACGCTCCCTGCGACCGCGCACGCGGACATGCAGGGCATCGACGCGTCCAACTGGCAGTGCGGCATCGACATCGCCGGCACGCAGGCGGACTTCGTGGTGGTCGGCACCACATGGGGCACCGGACAGGTCAACAACATCTGCCTGGCCTCCGGCGTCAACACCGACGCCAACCGCATGATCGCCCAGGCGCAGGCGTCCGGCAAACGGTTCGGCCTCTACCATTACGCCATGGGCGGCAACCCCGAGGCCGAGGCCCGGTTCTTCTACGCCAACACGTTGAACTATTGGCGTCACGGCATCGTCGCCCTTGACTGGGAGATGGACGACAACCCCGCATGGGGCGACTGGGACTGGGTGCGCCGGTTCATGGCTGAGTGTGAACGGCTCTCGGGCGGTGTGCGCCCATTGCTGTACACCGGCCCGGTCGCCGGCACCATCCCGCAGGACATCCGCGACCGATACGGTTTGTGGATCGCCCAGTACGCCAACATGAGCCCGACCGGCTATCAGGCCAACCCGTGGATGATCGGCGCATACGGCGAGGCCATGCGCCAATACAGCGGCACCGGTGTCGTCAACACGTGGAGTCCCATCGACCTCAACATCTTCCGTGGCGAGGCATGGCAGTGGGACCTGTACGCCAACCCCGCCGGCGGCTCCACGCCCCCGGCCACACCGGCCGCGCCCGCACAGCCGAACACTCCCCCGGCCGACACCAACACGGGTGGCATCAGCCACGTCATGCAGTGGGGCGAGACCATCTGGGGACTCGCCGTAGCCTACAACGCATGGCCCCTGTCCGCATGGCACGCGCCCTCCGGTGACATCAACCGCTACTACGTGGGCGATGTCGTCACCTACGGCGGAGTCTCCGCAACCATGCCGTCCAACGGGGTCTCCAAGACCATCCAGTACGGTGACACGGTATGGGAGTTCGCCACCTCACACGGTTACAGCGTCAACCGCTGCACCGTCCCCTCCGGCAACATCAACGTCTACTACCCGGGCGACGTGGTGACCTGCCGCTAACCCAACCGGTGCCGCCGTCACCCCCGACGGCGGCACCACCCCATCATCGATCGGAGCAAAACATGACCGACAGCAAAACCCCGGCCGACACCGGCGAAACACTCCCCGGCATCGACACGAGCGACTGGCCCCAAGCCGTCGACGTCACCCATGACGTGCCCGACTGGCTCATCCCCAGCCGCGTCTACGACATCCTCAAATGGCTCGGCCTCATCGTCCTGCCCGCACTCGCCCTGTTCGTCAACACGGTCGGCCCCGCATGGGGCTGGCCCCACGTGGACGCCATCGTGACCACACTCAACGCGCTCGGCATCCTCGCCGGCGCGCTCATCGGCGTCAGCGCCATCAAACGACGCATCGACCTCGCCGCATGA